TTAGTTGGGTGGCACTCTGATTGATACCACTTATCTAGTTCAATACCTAGTTGTTTGTTAATGAATAGTGGTGTTAACTTACCACTCTTTAATTGTCTTACTAACTTATACGCTATAAGCGTTTCAGAAGGCTCTGCCTTATACGCTATCATCTTAATCCTCCACGAAGTAATCAACACCACCTGCTCTAACACAAGTAACAGTATCAAGGTTTAATGTACGGTATCCCTTTGCTTGTACATCATAGATAGTTTTATAAGCATTCCAAGGGGCTACTACTTTATTAACACCACCTCTTAGATGTTTGGTTACTCTAAACCTACCGTTCATAGTTCGCCACTCCCCATTCTTCTTTCGGAATTGTACAGTTACAAACTTATGTCCATTACGATTTAAGACATCGTCAATCTTTACTCTTTTAATAAGTACTTTATTTCTTTTGTTCATATTTATCTCCAAATTATTCTTTAGGTTATACTAATTTATAAAGTATACAAACATTACCCGAGAACATACATTTACGGTGACCTGCTTTCTTAAAGACTCTACTATTAGGTAGATTCTTAGAATCATATTGCAACGCAGATGTAATGTACGATAGTTTAAATCCTGTTACGTTTGCTAACTCTCTAGCTGTCATTGGGATACCCTTACGCAGTACCTCAACAACGGCTTCTTTCTTATTACCTTGTAATCTAACAACAGTGGTTTTATTTACCTTACGCACATTCTTATCGTGGTGGATACTGATACGGGTAAAGATATCCCTATCATCAGGTTTAGTTGTAGTTACAGTTGAACGGTTGAACATTTTATTGATTATATTTAACATATTATTTCCTTATATTTATATTTATATTGACACCCCACCTACACTATTGCAGGTAGTAATGTTTGTTACTTTATTACAAAAGCACTGCTACTTTTCTTAGCCTTACCTTTAGCTTTTAACCCAACAATAACCCCTTGGTCATCATCAAATCTAAAGTCATTAATGTCCCCATCAATAACCTTACGCCCCATAAATGTATCAGGTAATTCTTTCTCGAATACTACTGCTACATTATGAGATGTTTCTTTTATTACTTTATCTGCTAGTGGTTTGTACTCATCAGTACCACTATAACTAAATGTTAGATGATAGTTAGGTGGTATATCTTTGAATGCCCACTTCAAATTCTTAGTGTAGTCATAGAATTGTACATCTTTAAACTTCTCTACTACTTTCATATAGTTAATGTCTGATAATACATTAAGCCGTATTGCAGGTTTAACACCTAGTTCTTTACACTTATGCCTAAAGGCACTAATATCTCCCTCAACTACTGACATAAAACCTACCTTATCATCTCTATAAAACTCAGTCTTACGTCTTCTGGCTTTTTGTACGTTAGAGAACGCACCTCTACCTGCTGTGTTTAAACAAGACTCTTTACACCCTGCACAATCAGCCATTGCACATACATTAATGCCCTCTACTGTATCAGCAGGTGCAAGAGATAATCCTGCTATAACGTACTCATCACCATTATCTTTTACTAACTTACTATTACTACCTGCACTTAGCAAGTTACCATTGAATTTAATATTCATCATTACTCCTTGTTTGTTTACTCCATTTACGTAGATTAATCAACACCCACCCAAACATTACCATACAATATACAGTACCTGCTAATGCTAGATAGGTATATAAATCCATTACACTATTCGTCATTATCTTAAGTCCTCTTGTTCATAATCTAGATTATCTAAATCATTTACATCACACTCTAAGTCATTAAACTCATCTATTGAGTGCGTACCGTCAACACCATTAAAAATGATATCATCTTGGTCATTACTATCAAAATCATAATTATTTTGCATATCTTATCCTTCAAGTTTAGTTAAAAATTACCCAAATAAACTGTTTATTTCGTTAGTTATTTTTTAACTATCTCAAATAAACTGTTTATTTGCCTACTACTAGCATATAAAACTAGTATCAAAGGCTTATATTTACGATTTAAGGCGTTATTATTGAAAAGGCATATCAAAGTATAACAATGCAATAATAAACGTTTAAATCTAAAATTTAAGCCTTTATAAATAGAATAACATTACCCTATTTATAAAAACTTAAAATCATTAAAACGCAAAAACCCCCAAAATAGGGGGTTTAGTTGGTTTAGTGGTTTAAGGTATTATTTTTTGTTTTTCGCGTCAAATAAAGCCAATAATGATTTTATGTCATTATCTGAAAGCGTTGCAAGGCGTTTATTATATACCTTTCTTTTTTCGCTAATTGTAGGCTTATTTTTTGCATTTTGATGTTGGCGTATTGTTTTGTAAGTTGTATTAGTATCAATAATATTTTTATCGTTAATATAAGATTTTATAGCACTAATAACAGTCTTAAACGTTCCCGTTAAGGGTTTGGCCGTTTTGCTGTTTTTATGGCCTTTGCGCTTTAAATAGATATCATTATCAACATAATTAGTTACTTGTTTAGTTTCAAATTGCTTTAAATCTAACCCTTTAAACATTTGCACAATATCATCACAAATCTTTGTTTTAGTTATATTTAGTTTTGTCAACTCATCATCTGTTTTATTCGCTAGATTCAACAAGTTTTTAAAGTGTGATACTTGTTTTTTATTGGTGTTTGACGGTGTAGTATTTTTTGTTATTTTCTTTATAGTTTTAGTAGTCATTTTTTTATCCTTAAAATTTACAAATAAACTGTTTATTTGCATAGTTATTATTTGTTGTATTTTTACAACAGTTGTTGCTTTTTTGCAACATCAACCCTAAAAACCTATTTAGCATTGATATGTTGCACACTATACCACCAAAAAAAGGCCATTTACAACTATTTTTTGCGTATATCCCATCAGAGATATATGACATATCCCTTTAGAGATATATGGCATAATTCCCCTATTCTTTAATAGGAACGCGCGCGCGATATACCACAAAATCAAGCAGTGAATACAGGTATTTTTACATAATTTGTTAAAAAATACATATAAGAGTATTATTATGTCGTAATATCGTGAAATGCTTATATAGATAAGTATTAGAGTATTACTGTATTATTATATAAGAATATTAAAAGGTTATTCTATAAGCATATTAGCGTATTCTTATGCACTGTAAACCACTTCAGAATATCATAATATTCTTATATGATTATATGCTGATATTCTTATGTATTTTCGCGTATATCAGCGCATTATTATATAAGAATATCGTGATATACTTATATGGGTACGCAGGGTACACCCCACCCCCCTAGTATATTTATAGCCCTGTTATACATTTTAGGTAATTTTCCAATGTCAACCAGGAGCACCAGAGAGTACTAGAAGCCTTATCCTATAGGCATTATCGCGGAACACCCACAATAATCTAAGAATTATTTTTCAATTATTTTCAATTTACCCCTTGACAAATCTTTAAAACAGGTGTATAATATATCTTAAGAGATATCATTAAAGTATCTTATAAGTATCTGATTAAGTTATTCTTATACTTACTACTTATAGATACTGTTTAAGTTATCCTACTAGTTACTACTTACTTAGTACTTAGTTAGTTCTAAAGAACTCTTAAGGGTTCTTATAAAACTCTTAAAGATATTTATAGTATGGAGAAGAATTATGACTGTACCTCAGTCTATGTTAGATAAGAAAAGAAACTATACAGAAAAGCAACAGGCTTTCTTAGATGCTATGTACGACTCTAAGACTGGTGACGTTAGACAAGCAATGATTAAAGCAGGATATGATTCTCAAGCACCTTCTACTTTCTTATTACAATCATTATCTAATGAACTAATAGAGATAGCTTCTCATACGTTAGCTAAGAATGCTCCTAAGGCAGCTAACAAGATAGTAGATATTATGGTTAGTGAAGAACCTATCCCACAAGTAACTCAGAAGTTACAAGCTGCTCAGACTTTGTTAGATAGAGTGGGAGTAGTTAAGGAACAGAAGATGAATGTAGACCATACAGTATCTGGAGGTATATTTATTATGCCTTCAAAGGATGAGATGACTATAGACGTAGAAGCAGCAGAGGTAGAGTATGAGCCTACTAACTAATACTGGGGAACTAAGAGTTAAGTTAAAAGGTTCTACTGTTCCTTTCGGATATGAAGTAATAGAAGATACTCCTGGGTACGTTAGACCAGTAATGGAGCAGTTAGAAGCTTTAGAAGAAGCTAAAGGATATGTAAAGAAAGGAGCTTTCTCTTATAGAGATGCAGCTGGTTGGTTAGAAGCCACTACAGGTAGGAAGGTATCTGCACAAGGTTTACATAAGATGGTAAAGAAAGATGGCTAATAAGAGAGGGATAACTGATGCAGAGATTCCTAAGATTTCTATTGAAGAATGTAAAGAGGAATACCCTGAGTTAGATATAGAGACCCTTGATGTAATTGATGGTATGGTTAGGTGTAAGTTAGATGGAACACCTAGAAAGAAGAGAGGCTTTAAAAAAGGAACTCCTAGAAAATACTCTAAAGCCAAAGGGGCTAAGAAGAAACTTAAACAGTCTAGAGCTATAGGTGGGAAGAAGAGGTCACAAGCAACCACTAAGGTAAAGAACGCAGAAGAAGGCAATACTATATCTAGCGTAGTTAGTGATGAGGACATAGCGTCAGCAGTAGGACAGAAAGATGCAGAGGTAGCGTTTAGAGCTAACCCTGGACCCCAAACAGATTTCTTAGCGGCACCAGAGAAAGATGTATTGTACGGTGGAGCAGCGGGTGGTGGTAAGTCTTATGCTATGTTAGTAGACCCATTACGTTATGCACATAGACCAGAACACAGAGCCCTTATCTTAAGAAGGTCTATGCCTGAACTAAGAGAACTAATAGATAAGAGTAGAGAGCTATACCCTAAAGCATTTAAAGGTGCTAAGTTCAGAGAAGTAGATAAGATATGGAAGTTTCCTTCTGGTGCTTCAGTACAGTTTAGTTTCTTAGAAAAGGATGCAGATGTATATAGATTCCAAGGACAAGCATATTCTTGGATAGGGTTTGATGAGATAACACACCTACCTACTGAGTTTGCTTGGAACTACTTAGCATCTAGACTTAGAACTACAGACCCAGAGATTCAAACATATATGAGATGTACCGCTAACCCTGGTGGTGCTGGTGCTCATTGGGTAAAGAAAAGATACATTGAGCCTTCTCCTGCTAACGAAACCTTCATAGGTAACGATGAAGTAGTAAGGAAGTTTATACCTGCTTTGTTAGATGATAACCCTTATCTATCAGGTACAGACTATAAGAAGATGTTAGCGTCTTTACCTCCTGTACAACGTAAGCAATTACTAGAAGGTAACTGGGATATTAATGAAGGTGCTGCCTTTGTAGAGTTCGATACTTCTATTCACGTTATTCCTCCTTTTGATATACCTCCTAACTGGACTAGACTGAAAGGTGTGGACTATGGTTACGCAGCAGAATCAGCAGTTATATGGGCAGCAGTAGACCCTAATGACGATACTCTTATTATCTATAGAGAACTATATCAGAAAGGATTAACAGGTGAAGACCTAGCAGAAAGAATGACAGCCTATGAAGAAGGTGATGCTTACTCGATACCTGGTGTGTTAGATACCGCAGCTTGGAACAGAACTGGTTACACTGGTCCTACTATTGGTGAGATACTAGTAAGAGCAGGTCATAAGTTAAGACCAGCAGATAAGAATAGACTAGCAGGTAAAGTACAAATACACGAAAGACTTAAACAGAATAAGACAGACGGTAGACCTAAGATGCAAATCTTTAATAGTTGTCCTTCTCTTATACGTGAATTACAGACACTACCAGTAGATAAGAATAAACCAGAAGACGTAGATACTAAAGCTGCTGACCACGCATATGATGCACTTAGATATCTCATTATGTCTAGACCTAGAGCCACTACTAGTGATGAGTTATTTGAGTTCAAGAGGAACTTAGATATACCCAAGATGGCAGATGAAACATTTGGTTACTAAATTATTTTTCAATTATTTTGCATTTAGGGGTTGACAAAACCTGAAAACAGGTGTATAATAGTATATATAGTTATGACTTTCTTTTAAACATTAATGGCTGAAGATAATATCAAATTAAACGCTAATGAATCTGAAACGCCATTTGTATCTGCTGATGAGGTATCAACACCTGTAGAAGAAGCTTTAGAGAATCAAGTCTTTGTTTCTAACCTAGCTGCGCTAGTAGAAGAGAGATTCAACGCTGCAGAACGTGGAAGACAAGATGATGAGAAGCGTTGGTTAGAAGCGTACCACAACTATCGTGGTGTCTACAATAAGAACATTAAGTTCAAAGAGAACGAGAAGTCTAAGGTATTTATTAAGGTTACTAAGACTAAAGTACTGGCAGCTTATGGTCAGTTAGTAGATGTAGTATTCTCAGGGGCTAAGTTCCCACTACA